CTCTCACTCTCTTGTGATTGATTCTTTTGGAGTCCTTCTAATTCTCCTATTAATTTATCTAACGCATGTCTTTCAGAAGTTCTATTTTTAAGTTGTTCGGTAAGTTTTTGAATTTCTTCTTCAATGTCTCTGGATTGGTTTTCAAGTCCAGAAATCCTTGTGCTTGTTTTAGAAATTTCATGCGTTAGTTTGGATGCCTCCGTTGTAAATTCCTTGAATTTGGTTTCTCGTTCCTCTTCAAGTCTGATGGCTTCCTCCAATTCCTTGTAACCTTGTTCAAGTTCTTTGGCTTTAGATTTAGCATCATTAATTCTATCTATACGAAATGCTTCGTCTATAGATTGAGTACAAGTAGGGCAAACCGTGTTATCTGTGAAAAACTTATGCTCTTCAGTAATGGTTGCTACTTTTTGAGATAATTTACCTCTCAAGTTACCTAACTTTCTTAACTTTTTGTTACTACCTGAAAACATTTCTACATCTTTGTTGAGAACACTCAACTCATCACTCATCTCTTCCAATCCAGACTCATATTGAGTAATCTCTTCATTTATTTTTTTAAGTTTATCTTTCTTTTCATCTACATCTTTTTTCCCACTTGCTTCTAATTCTTCAATAAAAGTTTTCTGCATATCAATCTTTTCTTCTACAAGATTTTTACGAATAGAAATCTCTCTCAATCTTTCATTAGTACTTCTTGTTCTTTCTCTAAGAAGCAATCCCATAACAGAAAAGATTTTAATATCTAAAAGATCTTCAATAACTTCTCTACGATTGGGTGCAGTCAATTGCATGAATGGTACAAAGGATGCACTACCTAATACAACAATCTGAGTAAATGATTTATAATTTAATTTTAGGACTTGTTCTTCCAACCATTTCTGTTGATCATTCGCTGCAGAAGCCTGATCAAGTACACTTCCATTTTTATAAATCTCAAATTTATTTGGTTTAATTCCTCTTACTACCTTCCAATCTATCTTACCAACAGAAAATTCTATCTCAACTACACATTCTTTTTCATTAATTGTATTGACTAACTGACTCTTTGTTATCTTACGAAATGGTTTATTAAACAATGCAAAGGTAAGAGCATCCAATATGGTTGACTTTCCAGCACCATTAGTACCAATAATTAAATTCGTCTTTGCTTCGGTAAGATCTATATCTGTAGATTGATTACCTGTAGAAAGGAAATTACGCCATCTTATCTTTTTGAAGATTATCATTCTCTCTGGGTGGAATTACAAAATCATCTTCTGTAATAATTACATATCTGTAATTATACATGTTACAGGTCTTAATTGCAAGCTCTGGTTCTATTTCGACAATACTCATTGGTGGATAATCTTCTGCTTCCAATAATCCACCATATCTAGTTGCATCATCCTGGTTCTCAAACATATACAAAGCCCTTTCACCATCTCCATCGTTGACAGCATAAGCACCTTCATCCTCATGACCTTTTATTGTTAGGATGTACAATTTATTCAAACTCACAAGCCTCCCGATAAACATCTTTCATAATGTTTTTCACGACTTCTTTGTCTAAATTAAATTCCGCATCTTCAATATATTTATTTAAAAGTGTTAACGTATCTTCACATTCATCGGAGGAAAACTCTACATCTTCATCATCAATAGTAAAATTCTCAACTACTTTTAAATCAATACATCCTGCTTTATCAATTTTATCAATAAACTTATCAAATTCATATTGACTCGATTTTTTACGAACAATGACTTTGACTATTTTATCTTTTAAATTTCTAGCATCATAAAGTTTAGCATTTGTATCTTCATAATATACTTTCTCAAATATGTTATAAGGATTCTCTATAAACTCTAATTCAAAAGATTCAGTATCAAATATATGAAATCCTCTTTTATCTCCTGCATCATTCCAATACATTTGATAAGGATTACCTAAGTAAAATACTTTACCATCATTTGATCTTGTATGATAATGCCCAGAAAATACTACATCTAATTTTTTAAATGCAGTAACATCTATATTCATATGTGCATTTGTTTGAACCATTCCAGGAAATAATTGGAATCCATTCAATTCCAAATGACCGAATGCACATTTGCATTTTGTATTGTTAATTACCTTTATAGATTCTTCATAGTTATCATGACATATCCAAGGAAGTAATAAAGTTTTAAATCCATCTATATCTACTTCTGTGGGTCCAGAATATCTAACAATATTATTATATGAAGAAAGTAAAGAATCTATAGCATTTACTTCATTAGTATTCTTATAATAAACATCATGATTTCCTACGATAGTATACACCTTATTTTTAAGACGTTTAAACTTATCGTATACATTCTGCTTTGCCCAATCTAATGCCCAGAAATCGACATTCTTGCGATTATCAAATGAATCTCCAAGATGAATTACATTTTTAATTTTTCTTTCTTTTATAGTTGGAAAGAATATATCATCATAGAACTTTTGAAAATAATCATGGAATATTTTGCTTCCTTTTCTGGCACCGAAATGGGTATCGGTAATCAGAGCAATCTTCATGAATAAAGTTTCGTTTGTATATTTTCTTTTATTGTGTTATAGTCAGATGTACTATAATCTCCATCTGCACTAAAGACCTCATCAAATCCAGATCTTTCAATAATTTTTGCTCTTATATCCATCTGTCTTTTCTCTTTTTGAATTCTACGAAGGAAGGCATAATGTATGATTTGGGTAAAATATGCAAAAGGATTAGAAGACTTCTCTGGATTAAAATTCTTTATGTACTGAACACAGTTTTCAATTCCATCACAAATCATGTCCTCTCGGAACATGTAATTGACAAAGTTTGGTTTATAAGATAAGTGAGTTGCTATTTTAAGAAAGCATTCTCCAAGATAATTCGTAATACGAGGTCTTGGTTCTCCTGCTTCTTCTGCTGCTATACACTTATTTCTGTAGATAACAATTGCTTCTAAGAACTCTTTGTTATTTACATAATGTTCTGATTTACGTTTTCCTCTTGGCATTGCATACTCTTCCTTTCTTTATCTATGTGACTACATTATAACACAAAAACCCTAAGCTTGACAAGGTGCTAAAATAGGTGTACAATAACTCTGTAAGGGTTCAAGGGGATGATTTATATAACTTCTCTAGAAATACTCTAGCATCAGATACAGAAGATAAGAATCCCATATTTTCATTTATATCAGTTCTATTAGAAATTCTATCTTTATCTCTTAGGAATTTATTATATACTTTTATAAGATGTTCATCATGAACTTCAGTCATAGTCATAACTTTATCCATATTCATAACTAAAACGGGGTCGTCGGACATTTTAATCCAAGGATTAATCCTAACGGCACTCACACCAATCTGACGTATTATAATATTTTCAAAAGTAACAGGTGAATCTAAAAGTAAAATAGTCTTATCTTCCTCTTCACATGGTTGAACTTTAGCAAATATCTCTTCGCCTGAAACCAATTTTAATACTGCGTAAAAATCTTCTTTATCCATTTTCTTTTAAGTTTATCTGTATTATTTCATAATTAAATTTTTCTTCGTTGTAAATTTTGATTCTTTCTACTAAGTGGTTTAATGTATAGTTTTTTCTAGAATTATAAGAAATGTCGTCAGCAATATCATATAGAACTGCTTTTAATTTTCCGTCACCTTTTCTAAGGACTCTACCAATGGATTGGAGATTTCTAATTCTGGACTTGGAGGGACTGGCGAAGATGACGTTGTGCAACCGCTTAATATTGATCCCAGTACTAAAAGTCCCATAAGAGGCGACAATAATTGCATTGTTTTCATTTTCGGTAATTTCCCTAATTCGTTCTCTCTCCTGAGCCTCTATACCACCGTGGACATAAAAAACCTTTCGAGAACCTTCTACGGAACTATTTATAGATTCGTATAATATTTCACCATGTGTGGCAACCCGACTGAATAGAATAAGAGTATTACCTCTTAAATCTAAAGCAAGATTTCTAATAAACCTATTTCTCTTTGAATGTGATATAATATATTGTAATTCATCTTCATAGGTTTCAAATTTCTGATCTCGATGCTTAAGTATCAATACTCGAATTTGTAATTTAGAAAGATGACCTTTATCAATAAGTTCTTTAGTTTGGGTTACCTTGTATGATGGTCCAAAAAGTCCTTCTAAAACCCATTTATGAG